CTCCTCGATTTCGTGCACAGGATAAAAATTCCCGCTGTTTGGATATAGATTTGTTATCTCGATGTCCTTCGTGCGAAATCGTCCGCGCGGCTCCTCCCGCACGCCTGCCTTGCTTTGCTCGTTCAGGTTTTGCAATACGCTACGCCCGCTCATTATTCGCCCTCCCCGGTTTTCCGTTTCTTGGCCACGACGCACGCAACCTCCGCCACATATCGTGCAACTTGCCTGTATGCGTCACTGATTTTACAGCGCGGGCGGTATGCCGGCAGTGGCATGCGCGCCGCCGTGTATGTTTCCCCTATGATACCGCGCGGAATGACCGCTGGAATCGCCCCCAAGCGCGTTTCACGCGCCAGCCACTCGTATACCTCCGCGTGCTTTTTGTTCGCTCCTGCGGCCACCAGCAGGCCAATAGCAAACAAATCCGGGTTGAGCTGCCGCAGTTCTTCCAGCCGTTCTTCCGCATTCGCTACGGCATCCGCTTCAAGTCCGCCCGGGCGCATGGGCACAATCCACATATCCGCCGCCACCATAGCGTTAAGCACAGCCATATCCATGAGCAGGCCGCAATCTATCAGAACGTAGTCATACCAGCCGCGCGCAGCGTGCAGAGCCTTTCGCAGGCGGTGCACCTGGTCTTGCACGGTGTCCTGCAAAATGTCGGCGTTTGTGTTCATCAAATAGCCATTCGCCGTGAGGATGTCGAAATAGTAGTCCTTCCGAAACCGTTCCAGCGTTACAGGCAGCGCAGCTTCGGTTATTTCTCTGTTCCCCTCCAGCACGTCCACAGTGCCGCTGTGCTCCGGGTCGTACCGCTGGACGAGCTGTGAGGCATTTCCTTGCTGGTCTGCATCTATCAGCAGCACGCGCGCCTTGTGCTCCTCCGCGAGGATATAGGCCAGAGAAACGGCAGTTGTCGTTTTCCCAACGCCGCCTTTTTCCGCTTGTACAGCAATTACAAACATGCTTTTGCCTCCTTTTCCGCTTTGGTCTTGTATATCGGCGTATATCGCCCCTCGATGTAATCCAGAATAATGGCGGCTGCGGCCTCCCAGCCCCGCGCCACCTCCGCCGCATACCCGGCGCGGCGTAATTCTTCAAGCCAGCGGTCTTGCTCTGCGCTTACTGTGCCGCCACTGATTCGTTTCATTTCCACGAACAGGCCGCAATAAAACCTGTTGTCAAAACCGCCGTCCGGGCGCTTTGTTTCAATCCATTTCGCTTTTGGGAAAAATATGTCCGGCACTCCGGCTTTTACGCCCTCCGCTTTGAACCGCGCCGCCTCCGTTTTGCCGCGCTTTCCGCCGTTCGGGATGTGGAACATCAAATCCAATTCCGGGTATTTCCCGCTTTGGAACTGTGTCCATCGGAAAAGTGCCGCCTGTTCTTCCCCCTCTAATTGGCACGGGATTCTATACATATCCGCCCGCCTCCGAATCTCTCAATACTTCCAGCGCCGCGCCGTCCCTCACTTCATAGGTGCGGTCACGAAGCGCTTTTTCGATCACCCACACCTGCACGTCCGCTCCAACCACAAAAGGCGCGTCCTGCCCCGCGACGCGCACTACGTCGCCCGCCTTGATTCGTCGCCCGTTACAGTCCGTCATATCCGTGTCAAACGGCATCGACCGGGCGCGGTCGTCCCAGTATTCCGACGCGCCGATTTTTCGCGGGTCATTTCCGTAGCGTTCGCGCCATTCCGGTAGGCTCTCGTTTACCGCGTCGAACTCCAAGCCCCAGCCCTTGCACGCATCCAAGGCTTGCTGCAGCATTTCTCCCTCTCTACACGTCCACAGGATAAGGGCCGCGCCGTCCGCCCGCTCTTTCAGCGCCGCCTCGATTACGCGCCAGTTCGGTGCGCCGATTCCCGGCCACGCGCCCGGTTTGCACAGGCACCCGTCGAAGTCTATTGCAATTGCACGGCGCAGCGGTGTGCACTCTTTCGCTTCGCTCATTTCCTCGCACTTCCTTTCCCGTCCGCGAGGAATCCCGCAGTAGTAAACGCCGCCCCAAGCAGCGCGCCGAAAATCATTGCCGAAATTATGTGCATTTCCGTTTCCTCCTCGGTTTTGTTCTTTGTGTTCGCCCGCTGCCTGTCTTTATCAGCGCGCGGGCGGGTAAATTGTGTTTGCGCCCGCGTGCGTCCACGACCTCACCCCATTCCTGCGGCCCTCGCGGCGTTTCTACGGTATACAGGCGCGTCACGCGGCAAAAGCGCCCCGTAATGGGCGGCACGGGCATTCCCTCCAGTTTTGTGTATTGTACCGTTACTTCGTCGCCCGGCTCCGCCTTTTTCAGCAGCCGGGCGGATATGTAAAACTGCTTATTGCAGCAGTTCGCGCGGGCGTTTCCCTCCAAATACCAGTACCCCGGGAACTTCTTTTCCATTGCCGTGCGGATCGCGTCGCGGTCTTTTGCCATTCGCCCTACGGCGGCGGCGCCGAATTTGGTGTAACTCTTTTTTTCAGCGGCTTTCCTTAATCCGACCGAAGAAATCCACTTTTTTCGACCGCGCGGGGCCTTGGTGGTATAGAAGCCTACACCGTTCAATGCGTTTTCGTCGTAGTCCAGTTTCCGCAGTTCGTTGCGGTCGCCCAGTCCCCACAGCTCCTCTACTTCTTCCATCGGCATGGCACCGTCAAAAAAAACATGGTGGTGGCACCTGATTCCTTTTTCCTCGTCCTCCTGCCACTCTATTACCCCCACGTACCTTGTGGGCGGCAGTCCCATCCGCTTGCGGCGGCGCTGGATTCGCCGGATATAATTCCGCATGTTGTTCAATGCCTCGTCATAGTCCAGCGGTTCGCAGCCTCTGCGGTATGTGAATGTGCACCAGAGATCGCGCGGGCCAAAATTCTCGTTGATGGTGCGCACGCATTCTTTCTGGCTGTTGCGGTCGTTCAGGTCTTTTTGTGCCGCCGTGTTTTTCTTGCGCGGAATGGTCGCCGGAAGTTTTGTAAACTCCGGGTATATCTCCACTTCCAATTGATTTCCTGCTCTGATTTCTTTTGTAGCGTGCACGCATTTTTTTCTGTCCTGCAATAACCGGGCCACTTCATCAGCCGCCAGCATTTCGCACGAATGTTCAAAAGCCGATTCATAGTCATACGGGACGAAACCTGTTTTCTTTTTTCTCTGCCCTGTTCCTTGTGTTTTCATCATTTCCCCCGTGGTTCACTTCTTAGGATTCGATTACAAGGCCGCATGCGGCCTTGCTTGGCCGCTGCTTTTTCTTGACGTTTACGGGGAAAAGCGGTATACTATATATGTACTGTACAGCCTCATTTTTCCCCGCAGTTACCCCCGGGCGCGTTGCTACCGCGCCCGGGGCTTTTCTTTTCCTCCTTGGCCGACCGGGAAACGTATCAACTTGCGGGCTGCGGCCTTTTCCCGCGCTATTGCTATATACTCGTTTTCAAATGCGTATCGCTGCTTGTCCGATACCGCCGCATGCTGCGGCACTCCCACACGGCGCTTGTATTCCTCAAACGCGCGTGCCACAGGCCCGTCCGTCAGCGAAAGCAGATACCCGTACCGGGCCAGTGTCCCAAACGGTGCGGCATGGTCTGGCGTATGGTCGAAAATTCCGTTTTCCCACGCCTTGCGCTGGCGGGCTGCGTGGCGCTCCTGCCAGCTTTCCCGGCGCGCCCGGCGCGAATAGTACGCCGCACGCTCCAAGGCGTAGGTGTCACGATCCCACATCATCCCCGAAACCGCTTACAGTTTTTTACAGGCGCGCGGAAGTTTGTGATTGCCGCATCAAGCGCGGCCATGTAATCCAGCGTTTCAAGCGCCAGCGCTTGAAGCTCCTTCACCTTTTCCATGGCGGCATCTACTTTACTTGTGTCGACTTCGACGGTTACAAAAACCTTTGTTGGGTCTTTCTTCGGCGGCGGACAGGTCAGACGGGCCGAATGGTCGCGCAAGCGCTCTATTACCACCCTGCGCAATTCATCCCCGGTATGTGTAGTTGCTTCCATTCTTTTCTCGCAGATTCGCGCCAGTTCCGTGTCGTCCAGTTCCTCAAATCTGAACCCGTCCGGGCGTTCACCCTTTCCGTCCCACTTCATCACGCTGCCGGTTCCTCCTTTTTCTTTACCGTCACGGTTATAACGGCGTTCTCTTTTTTCGCCAAAATCTTCGCCAGCGCTTCATATACGCGACGGGCATTCAGTGTTGTGCTCATAACGGCTCCTTTCTGCCCGCCTGTTAGGCGGGCTTTTTCTCTGTGCCGCGCTCCTCCATGCAGCGCGCCATATACCCCAAAACGTACATTTTCATATCGTTGGGCAGCTTTTCAAAATCCTGCGCCGTCTGCTCCACGATCTCGCGCTTTTCGGGCATGTCCTCGCCTCCTTCCCGTTTTGCGTTCCCGTTTCGGCCCTCCGTGGGCCATCATCGGCGGAGCGGATCAGCTCCGGACGGAGAACGCCATTGGACGAAAATGCGGCACACCCATCCTTTTTCATCAACATCCCCTTTCTGCCTGTCCCGCTTTGGAGCGAGTGGGACAAAGCATGTCCTTTGAGATTTTGCGCATTTTGATTGAATCAATTCTTTAATTATATTTTAATTGATTTAATCCAAATTGTCAATGCTTTTCGCTTATTTTATTTTGATTAAATCAATATCATTCAAATAACATGCCCCGGCGCTGCATTTCTGCAAACGCCGGGGCGTGTTTGATTCTGCTTATATGATTCTATTATAGTGCTGCGCTGTTTCGGGTTATCTTAAAAGAATTGCCAATGTTGCTATTAACGCAGGAAAAAAGCCCATTGCAAACCCTTTAATAAAGGCCCAGTCTTTATCGTTCATGTGTATTCCCTCAAAGCGATACCCACAGCCTTGGCGAAAACTATGACTATTTCGAACATGCCGGGGTCTCCTTTGGAATTCCCCAATCCATTGGAATTTTTTCTCGCAGCGTACAATCACCGTTTTCATCTGCAAACCTACACTTATCGCAAGTTAGTTGCTTATCGCAATATCCTGCAATAATCTTTGCTGCTTTTTCAGCCCTTGTCTTGTTTATCCAAAACATTCTGCAATCACTCCTTCTCCACACATTTCGCATCTTTTTTCAAACCGCTACGTGATCAGCCCATTCGGCCATAGTTTGAAAACTCTTTCCCGTGCACCATTCCGGCGCATTCGCCCGTGCAAGCGCCGTGGCAAACGGCGGCGGCACAGCATTGCCGCAGCGTGCAACCTGTGCACTTTTGGGATATGCCTTCCCGTAGCAATCAAACTCTATTTCATAATCCGGGGGAAAGCCCTGTGCATTGTACAGTTCACGCGGTGAAAGCATGCGTAAACCAATGTCTACAATCTGATACTCTGTGCCGCTGATCGTTACCAGTCCGAAACGGTCGCGGCTGGTAATTGTGTCCAGCGGCTCCGTAAGGCTGTGCGCCGTTCCCTTGCCATAATATTTAATAAGCAGTGCACGCACTTCTGCGAAGTGGCCTGCGCCTGCCGTGACGGTATGTAGCGGCTCTGTCACCGGCTGCCCGGTACAGTTGTTGTTTAGCTGCACGATGTTGGCTGTGCAAAGGCTGTTATGGTCTATCGCCGTTATGGTGTCCACCGGGGCGTCTGCCGCGCTGCCTGCTCCTGTATATCCGCCCGCATAGTATTTGGACAAAAACGCCGTTACCGCCGCATGTTTCTGCCCGGACACTACCGTGCCCAGCGGTTTTTCCAGATCGAGGGCGCGCGGGGCCTGTCCCTTACGCTCTCCGTATCCCGTCTGTACCAATGTGGCCGCCGCCAAGCCGTAGCGGTTGGATGCGTCTACCGTTTGCAGCGGCTCCACGATATTCTGCCCCCGGTGTTCTTTTTCGCTCTGTTCGCTGTGATACTGTATCAGCGTAGGGCAGGCAACAAAGTGCCTATTTCCCGTGGTTACTGTATGTACTGGTTCTTCCGGAGAACTTCCTACGTTATTTTGGTTATTACACATGATATAAGGAGTTACCACGCCAAACCCATGTTTTGCCGTAAGTGTGGGCAGTGGTTCTGTGATCTCCTGCCCCCGAAAACGGTCTCCTGCATGATTCACCTGAACAATAAACGGATCCGGGTTTTCAACGACGAATTTCTGAATACCACGCGCAATCCGGCGAAGCGTGTTTTCTGCCAGCGGCTTTTTTCTCTCGAATATGGATGGGCACGGTTGCGTCCAGTCGATGATTTCCGATGCCGTGCGCCATGGCCGCAGCTTTCCGCTTTGCACGGCGGCACTGCGCGGGTCGCCGTGTGTCGGCTGCGGCCACACAATCGGTTTTCCGTCCCGGCGTGCAAGCAGGAAAAAGCGGCGGCGCGTGGTCGGCGCTCCGTAATCGCATGCTGTTAGCTCCCGCCATTCTACCGTATATCCCAGCTCCCGCAATTCCTTTACAAATCGTCGAAAGGTTTCGCCTGCACGACGCTTGTCCGGCACGAGCTGCTGTTCCTGATACGCTACGCGCTCCCCCGGTGCCGCCACAGTGCCGTCTTTTTTCAGCACCCGTCCTGTCTTTTTGTCGCGCGCGGCTACCAAAGGCCCCCAGGTCATAAACTCCACAACATTTTCCATGCTGATAATACGCGGGTGCACTGTGCCGGCCCATTTCAGTACAACCCATGCAAGGCCCCGTATTTTTTTGCTTACAGGTTTTGCACCCTTGGCGCGGCTAAAATGTTTGCAATCCGGCGAAAAGTGTGCCCATCCCACCGGACGGCCTGCACATGCTGTGCGTGGGTCTACTTCCCATATGTTTTCGTTATAGTGCCTTGTATATGGATGATTTTTCTTGTGAAGCGCAATAGCGGCTGCGTCGTGATTGATTCCAATATCTACCGGGCGTCCTATGGCAAGTTCAAAGCCCGTGCTCCATCCCCCGCCGCCGCAAAATCCGTCCACTGTGATTTCATCTGTAAAACAGGTTTGTGCGGTCATTACTGTACCCCCATTTCCTCCAGCGCGGCCTCGGCGGCTTCGCGGGTCAGAAATACGGTTTTTCCGATACTTTCAAGATCGCACAAACTAAATTTTTCTTCTAAAACCGCTCTCGTTCCCTCCCAACAATCCCGGTATTGCCACCCGTCGCAATACTCGTCGCAGTGATCAATTTCTCTCCACTTACAGATGGACGCGCCAACTCTGTACACTGTATCCCCGACCTTACACGGCAGCACCACAAGCCGCCCCGTTTTCTCCGCCTGCGCCAGCTCGCGGAGGCGGTCAGGTGACATGCCAAGTATCTGCCCAGCTAATTTTAGTGTGGTGTCCTCGTTAAACGCCTTTTTCATATCCTCCGGCTCAAGTCTGGTTTCTTCATAGGCGGCAAGGCGGTTAACCGCCGCATGAATCACCGCGCAGCCATGCACGCTGCATCCGTGTTCAAATCCGCATCCGAGGCACGCCTCCGGGCGTCGCTCAATCGCCAATGTGCGTAGTTGTCTTTCAAATTCATGTTCCATTGTGTGCCTCCAATTTCATTTTTTCGTCTGGAAGTGTGAGAACAACGCCCTGCGCCTGCGCTTCGTTCAGCAGTTCACGCACCGCATTTTCATAGTTTTCTTTTAGTTGCGCAACGCGCTTTTGATACATGATCTCCTGCTGGGAGTACAGCGCCTGGTTGCTGCGAAGCCCGAACATAAAATCATCGTAGGCCGTCAACATGGCGCGGCTTTCTGCAATCAGCTGCCGTTCGCCCTCAAGCTTTAAGCCTTTCAGCTTTTTGTACACGGCACTGCACAAATCATTGTATATTTTTCTGTGAAGGATATGAGAGCCGCTAAAACCACATTCTTCCAATGCTGCACCAAGCGCACCCGCATTCGACGTGAAATCCCATCGATTCAGCTCCCCAAGCTGATATCTAAACTCTTCTACGGCCTTATCGTAATAGCCTTTTATCCCGCTTAGGGCTATATCGGTAAACATCTTTTTCCAGCCGATGCGCTTTGCCAAATCATCATTGTTGAGAATTTCGAAAAACCATTCGTTTGCGTCGGATTCTTCCATCTGCCATGCCGCAGCATCCATCGGCCACATTTTGTCGCCATAATCAGTCATCGTTTCCCAGCGCTCTTGCAGTTTTGCCCCGGCATCGGCATAGTAGTAATCCTGATTTTCCCAAGATACGTCCGAGAACATTTGAGATAGAATCCCGATCTCCTCGCCGCTCGCCATCGCCTGCACGGCATCATAGATATCCTGCGGCCTTTGGTATTTCGGCGTGCCATTATCGAAGATATCTTCCATTTCAATCCTCCTCCCGGCGCTGGCCCCAACTGCAAAAATCACCTTGATTGCGCTCTGCCGCAAACTCTTTGCAATAGTCATAATGTTCTTTCCAGTGCTTGCACTCCCGGCAGTAGCACGCGCCAGCAGCGTGCACCAGGTCGATGGCGGGGGCGTTCTCTGCCATCCCATAGGCCAGATCGATTGCCTTGTCATACCCATCGGCCCAGCTTTCGGGTGGCGCTCCGCAGCCTCCGGCATCGTGCAATCGCTGCATGAGTGCCTTTCTGCTGATTAAATCATCTTTTTCGCTTGGCTCTAGCCGTGAAACTACCGACGAGGCGGGTTCTTGCAACTGCTTTTTCATCGTGTTGCCTCCCCGCGCCACTTTTTAAGTATTTTCGCCTTGCGCTTCATGCACCATGCGGTGGCTGGGAACTTAAATGTTCTTTGCGTTATGCAATTCGCAAGGAACGCGCACTCGTCACAATGGCCTCCTACAATGGCTTCTGAAATCGCCAGTCCCTCCGCCCGCTTCTCTGGCGGATACGGTCTGTCAAAGAGTGTCGTATGCGTCCATTTGTCCATTTGCTCGAATCCTTTCTGCCCTCGTGACATCCTGGGCGGGTTGTGTTTAATCGGATAGCCACTTGATTCTTATTCGATTATCAGTCCTAACTTATCTAACCATGCGGGAATTTCGACTTCTTCCACAATTTCATCCTTGATTGTTTTTAATACATTCCAGTTGTGTGGCGCGCCGTGAATCCACGTAAAAGTTGAAATTGTCGTCTGTTGTTTTTTATGATCATGGGTGACATCAACAGCCCGAACGCCGTTAATCAAATCATGTTCATCAAGCTTTTCCGGTTCAAGGTCGAAGCACATATAGCCTATTCCGTCATGTCCGATATTACTTTTTACGAAATTGTAACCGAGCATATTTTTCTCTCTTTCTCCCCGTCCGGCCGATGGGACAGCCTTTTTTTTATTTTCTTGTTTTCACTGTGGTGGTATCCAGTTTCATTGTGAGAGTTATAATCTTCTGCCGGATCGTATAATTGTTTTTTACGCTTTCCCGCAAAGTGCGTGCAGTGGCTTGCGGTGCAATTGATAAAGCGTATTCCACCAGTGCCTCCTCCGCTGCGCGCAGTGCTTCGCCCGCGCGGGCGTATTCTTCATTCAGTTCAGGAATGCCCGGCAATGCATCAAAATTCTTACATGCCATATCAAAAAGGGCTTCATCTTCGATTTTATAAAGGCTGTCGGCTTCGGTTCCCTCGCTGTCCATAAGCCCACGGCCCTTTAAAAAGGATTTCTCCCGCGCCTCCATCTTCATTTCTACGCGCCGCTTTGCCTGTTTTGCTTTTTCGTAGTCTCTCTGCTGCTTGTTCATCTTTCGACCTCCTATTTTGATTTAATCAATCTTATGTCTATATTATATTTGATTAAATCTATTTTGTCAATGATTTTTCAAAAAAAATATTGACTTAATCAATTCCTTGTGATATGGTAAGCACGAAAGGAGTGAAAATATGAATGCACGCATAAAAGACGCTCGTCGCTCTCTCGGGCTATCGCAAAGTGAATTTGGTCGGAGAATCGGTGTTACTACCTCGGCTATCAGTCGAATCGAAAGCGGCGAAAATTCTGCATCAGAACAGACTATTATGTTGATTTGCCGTGAATTTAATATCGACTACGGTTGGCTTACTACCGGGCAAGGCGAAATGTTTGTCGAGAATGACGACCAGATTACAAAGCTGATTGACACCGCGCTGGCCGGAGAAAACGAATTTGCGCGGGCAATTTTTCGCGGGTTCGCTCAATTCAGCGCCGAGGATTGGCAGCAGCTCCACGGCCTGATAAAAAAATTCCTCGACGGGATGAACCCCGACGAGGTAAACGCGTTGCTGGGAAACGATAAAAAATAAAACGGCAGCCTCCCCAAGGGGCAAGCCGCCGTTTTCGCTCAACTGGAGCCATGTAAAATTATTGTTTGCGCATACCTGTATATTCGTTTTAGCTGTGCGAGGTTTGCAAGTTTCAAAAGCTCGTTAAGCACTTTACGATAATACTGCGCATCCAAGGCGCTCACCTCCTTGAATGCATTTTACCAGATATTTCCCGCTTTTTGGTGGTTTTGCGCCATATTTCCCGATTTCGGGAAATATACTGTGCATGTCCACCGCGCTGCACTGTTATGTGTTATAATTCTGGTTGCATTACTTGTTCGGCGCGTCAAACAGATCTGTTATTTTAGTGCCCGTTGCGCGGGCTATCGCCTCCAACTGATCCAGTCGCGGCGACACTGTGCCGTTCTCGATGTTATTCAATGTCGTTTTCCCTATCCCGGTAAGCGCTTCTAATTCTGTCAGTGTGAGGCCCGCGCGCCTGCGGGCCTGCCAAGTAAGTACTTGCAAATAAATTCACCGTGTTATTATTCCGCATTAACAATGTCTGTTAATGTTAATTGCGCCATAAAGGCGTGAAATAAAGGAGGAACTATCATGGCAACCGAATTAGACAAATTTATTACTTGGACTTTTTCAGCAGAATGTCCCGTCCCGCAAGATGTTTCCGACATGCTCGTACCCGGTGAACAAACTATTTGTGCGTACAAAACCATTCGGGACGTAGCGATTTTCACTAACAAGCGCATAATTGTAAGAGACGCGCAGGGCCTGACCGGCAAAAAGCTGGAAATTTACACCCTTCCGTATTCGTCAATCAATATGTACTCAACAGAAAATGCCGGAAAGTTTCTTGATTTTAATTCCGAGGTAGAATTGTGGACGCGCGCAGGACATATCAAAATCAATCTTGCAGCCGACTGCGACATAAGGAAGTTAGATAAAATTTTAGCCATGGCGATTTTGGCCTAAAGCAACAAAATCAT